CCCTTGTACAAAAGGTCCTGATTCGGTTAGGTACGGAATTAAGAAAATGCAAGACTACCAAATTGTGGTATCTCAAGAATCTAAGACAATCATTAAAGAATTAAACAATTACGTATGGAATGACAAACGTTCGGACACGCCAGTTGACGATTTTAACCACACAATTGACGCAATTCGTTACGCATTTGATAAGTTGTCTGTTTCTAAATTTTGGCACGTTTAGGATATGGCATCATTTTTTTATTTTATTACCCTATTTTTACAAAAAAAGCAAACGGAATGAATTACATAGATAGAATTAAAGCCGCATTGGGTTTTAACCAAAAAGATTCTACTTACTTAAATGCAGTTTTTCCTTATTTGGGCAATAACGTCATTTGGACCGCACCAACAACGCAAAACTTTATTGAGAAAGGTCTTTACATGAACTCCGACCTTTACTCAATTATCAATTTAATAATTAACAAAGTAAGCACCGCTCCGATTGTTGTTTATGAGGTAAAGGACCAAAAGTCATTGAGTTACTACAAGTCAATGTCAAAAAACTTTGACAACTCAGGCGCTAAATTCCAAGCTGAAAGACTTAAGACAAAGGCATTGGAAGAGGTACACATTCCCGAACTTGAAAAGCTATTTAAAAAGCCAAACGAATTCCAAACTTGGGATAATCTTTTAAAAGAAATTGCCGCTTTCCGTTTAATAACTGGTAACGCATACATTTACGGCGCTAGACGTGGAGAGCAACCAAATGCTCCAATCATCGCTTTGTATTCTTTGCCTGCTCAGTATATGGAGATTATTTCGGGAGGTCTAAACCAGCCGATTAAAGAATATCGATTAACCTATAATGGCTATGACAGAATTGACGCTGCAAACGTAGGTCACCTAAAAAATATAAATCTAAGCTACCAAGCTGGAACTGCTAATCACCTCTACGGCGCATCTCCTTTGCGTTCCGCAGTTCGTGACCTTACCACGTCAAATGATGGCAAGCAAGCGCTTTTATCTATGCTCCAAAACATGGGTGCAAGAGGTATACTAACGGGAGACGGGACTGTTAACATTACACGAGAGCAAGCACAAGGACTAAAAGAGGATTACGCCCACAACTACCAAGGCGCAACGAAAGCTGGCGACGTTATCATTACTCCAGCCAAGTTAAGCTGGGTTCAAATGGGAATGAATGCGGTGGATATGTCAATCCTTGATACTCAGAAAGTAATTTTGCGTTCTTTGTGCAGAGTTTATGGCGTGGATGCTAAGTTGCTTGGCGATACCGAGGCAAGCACCTTTAACAATACAGAAACCGCTTACAAAGCGTTAATTAATAACGTAGTAAGACCTTTGCATATTGAAATACGAGACGTGCTTAACAACTGGCTTTTGCCATCTTATGGCAATAAAAATCTGTTCCTAGATTTCGATTACATGGCTTATCCTGAAATGCAAGACGACATGGATAAGCTTGTTGGTCAATTGTCACAAGCTTGGTGGTTAACTCCAAACGAAAAGCGTGCAGCCATGAACTATGGCGAATACGAAAATGTTTTGATGGAGCAGCCATTTATTCCGCAAGGCTTGATGACTTTGTCGGAGTTTTCTGCACAACCAGTTGACGACATAGAAAATTTGGGAGACTATGCCCAAACCAACTAAAAAAGACCTAGCGCTTGCAAAGCAATTGGACGCATTGCAAAGACGTTACGAGGTTCGATACGAGAAGCAAATTTATACGGCTTTAAAAAAGCAAATGCAGCCGTATTTGGATGCTATTAAACAGGCGGACGCAAATATTAACCGCTTTGATTTAATAACTCCAGCGCCATTAGCTGACGTATTGGAAAACCTTTTTGTTGTAGCTGGAACGGCATACGCCGAGACAATGTATAACGCAATCCAACCACCAAGTAAAGCAACCAAGGAAGCTTTGCGAGCAGGTTGGCGAGACTTTATGCGTTTGTTTGCAATAAGAAATTTGCCGCAAACCCTAATACAAATCAACGAAACAAGCCAAAAAATAATCCGAAACATTGTTTTAGGTGGATTAAATGAAGGTCTTGGCACGCTTGAAATAGCTAAAAATATTCAAGAGTCGGTAACGGTTATATTTAGAAACAGAGCCAAGCTAATTGCACGAACAGAAATGGCAATAGCTACCAACAACGCAGCAATGCAGTCGGCAGCGACCTCTGATTTTATGTATGAAAAGAAATGGATTCCAGCGACAGACAACAGGACAAGACCTGACCATGCTGCAATGCTTAACAAGCCTTGGATTCCATTTGACCAAAACTTTATTGTAGGTGGTGACGAAATGAGACAACCAGCGGACGGAACGCAAGGCGCTGGAGCAGACCAAATTTGCAATTGCAGATGCAAAGTTGTGTTTAGAATTATGCGAGACGTTGACGGCTTACCAATGAGAAAATGATTGCACACGTTATTAACCTTGACCACCGCAAAGACAAATGGATTGATTCGATGCAAGAGTTAGGACCGCATTTTAGCCTTGAAAGAGTAAGCGCAATTCAACATGAATGGGGATGGCTTGGATTGTGGCAAACATTTAAAAAAATATTTAAAGAATGCAAAGGCGACGTTTTAATATTTGAAGACGACGCTAGTTACCGTGGCATTTATTCTGACCTAGTTAATTGCATAAATGATTTGCCAGCTGATTGGGATATGTTAATGCTTGGAGCCAATATAAAAGATTCAAGGCTTGACAGAATAAATAAGCGTTTAGTTCGAACTTATGGCTCTTGGACAACTCATGGCATTTTGTACTCTTATCGCTTTGCAAAAGAAGTGGCAGAACTAGATTTGGACATACCAATTGACGAATATTTTAGGACAAAAGTCCATCCAAAAGGTAACTCTTATATTTGCGTGCCATTCCTTTCTTTTCAGCGACCAAGTCAAAGCGACATTGAAGGAGTTTACAAAAACTACACAAGTCTATTTGAGGAAAGCGAAGCAAAAGCCTTTCATTTTATATACCAATAATTTTATAGGTTTGCATTTTTTTTTAACCCTTTTATTTTTACAAAAAAACCGACCATGATTTACAAGAATATAAGCCAAGGAATAATTGAAGACGTTGACGACGTAAAGGGAATCGTAACTGGTTACTTTTCCGCTTTTAACAACATTGATTCCGATGGCGACGTAATCGTTTCAGGTGCTTACAAGAAAACAGTTGCCGAGAACGGACCGCAAGGAAAAAACAGAATTATGCACCTGCTCCAGCACAATCCTTTGATGCCATTGGCAAAACCGATGGACTTAATGGAGGATGCAAAAGGTTTGCGCTTTACCTCTAAGATTACTGAAACTAGCTACGGCAAGGACGTGATAAAGCTTTATGCTGAGGGCGTTTTTAATGAGCATTCAGTTGGATTTGAAATTATCAAAGCAGACAATAAAGCTGGTTACCGCGAAATTAGAGAAATTAAACTTTGGGAAGGTTCAACTGTTACATGGGGAGCCAATCCAAATACACCGATTGAATCAATGAAAAGCTGGGACCAGCCAAAGAGCGAAGAAATGATTGCTAAGTTTTGCAACATTCTTAGAAATGGCAACCTAAGCGATGAGTCCATGATTCAGCTTGAAATCGGATTAAAGCAAATTCAAGAACATTTAAAGGCATTGAATACTAATTCAGTTTTAGACGTAGAATCCGACGCAAGTCAATTCACCACCGTACAAGACCCGACTTTGTCAATGGCTTTGGAGTTCGAATATATCCCAAAACTTAAAAAATTTATTTAAAACACAATGGAAGCAATTAAATTACAATTGGATTCAGTACTTGCGAAATTGGAGTCAAACGAAGCTTTGATTTCAGACGTAAAGTCAATGAAAGAAGCTGGTGAGGAGTTCAGAAAGTCACTTTCTGCCGAAACCGCTAAGTTAAACGAAAAAGCTGATGCTCTTCAGGCTCAGCTTGACGGAGTAGATGCAAGAACTCAGGCTGGCTTTTCTAAGTCTGCTAAAAGTTATTCTTTCTCAAGCGAACTAGAGAAAGCTTTTAACTCTGACGCATTTGGAAACTACAAAAACGGAAACGCTAACAAAGTAAAGTTGGACCTTGAATTGAAAGGCTCTGACATGACAGTTGGAAACGCTTACACTGGCGAAGTTATCCCAGCGGACCGTGTTCCTGATTTGAAATTTACTCCAAACAGAAAAGTAAACGTTCGTCAATTGTTGCCAGTTGGACAAACTTCTAGCAACCTCATTCGTTTTGTACGTGAGTCAGCTTACGACAATGCTGCTGCACCAACTGCACAAGGTTCTCTAAAGCCTCAGTCTGATTTCGATTTGACCGCAGTAGACAGAAGCATCCGTACAATCCCAACTTTTATGAGATTGACAAAAGAAATGTTGGACGATACTCCGGGTCTTATTGCTTACCTTTCTAGCCGTGCGCCTAGCAAATTGTTGAACGTGGAAGATACTCAACTATTGTACGGAAGCGGTTCAGGTCAAAACTTGCATGGTTTCGCAACTGACGGTTCTGCTTGGACTACTGTTAAATTTGGTACTCTAATCAACAGATTTGACGTTTTGGCTGCTGCGGTTGTTCAAACAACTAAGAACGAGTATGCGCCAAATGCAATTATGATTAACCCATCTGACTATTTGCAGTTGGTATCTGTTAAGGAAACTAGCGGAGCATATATCTTGCCTTCTTATGTTACAATGTCAGGTGGTCAGATGTTTATTATGGGCGTTCCAGTTTACGCAATCAATGGCGTTGTTGCTGGTGATTTCTTTGTAGGTGACTTTGCACTTGGTTCCCAGTTGTTCGTTCGTCAGGGCGTAACTTTGGAGTTCTTTGAGCAGGATGCTGACAACGTAACTAAGAACTTTGTAACTGTACGCGTTG